GACCCCAAATAGTTAATCATCCGCTCCACCTTGCGAACTCGGTCGTTCACATAGGTCGCTTTGAATAGTTCGTAAGCCTCAACCAGTTCCTGCCTACCTCCCAGTTGGCCTTCGGTCTTGACACCGAATAGCATGGGGTTCACGACACGGTGCGAAATGAAGATTTCCGATTGGATAGCCTTGTTGAGAATCTCAAACTGCTTGTCCATGTCGCTCGGCGTGAGCGGTTCCAGCGTCGGGGCTTTTGACACATCGTCGTTGAAGGTCACAACAAAGCGGCCAGCATTGTCGGTCCCGCTGAACTTGCGCTTGATTTGCCGCTCAATGTCGCCTTGCTCTTCGGTGGTCGGGATTCCGTTGTTGAAGTTTATCAAGTACCCGCCCCAAAAGTTGTTCCGCAAGTTGTTGTTGTGGAAATTAGCCACCTGCACATCGGCTTCAATCCACGCCAAGCCCCCCATGTATTCGGGGAGGGGATAGGACTTAACGCCAGCGGCATACACCCGATAGTAGAACAGTTGCTTACCGATGCGGTTGTCTGCATCAAAGGCGGGGATTTTCTCTACATCGCCGATTTTGGGGTAGAGTTGAATCATTGCGTCATCGTACCAGTCAGCCACTTGGAACATCCGCTCGTCTTTGTCAACTCGGATTTTTTCAAAGGGGATATGTTCCATCTTCGCAATCGTCCCCATCTTGTTCCATGTAACCGCAACGGCAAACCCGTTGAATAGTTCCAAGTCCAAGACCAACTTTTCGGTGATGTCGTTGAGGTCGTCATGCTCGGATAGTCCATCAAAAAACTTGGCGTAGCGGGCCTGCTGCTCAACCGTCATCTTCTCCCCTGGTTGCCAGCCTCCGCCCACGATGTAGTTGACCTTCCCGTTGACGATTGCGTTGTGCTTTGAACTGCGGCGGTAGTTGTCCAGCAGATAGTAGGGGTACTCGTTGAACGCTCCGTAGGTGATGTATTTTCCCGCTTTGTTTTCAAGCATCACGGGGACCTTGTGTTCAATGCCCAACCATTGGGTGAACGATTGCTTTATACTACTCATAGGGTGTGGGCGGTAAAGTTGAGGGCCGAAATCGTGATAGCACCGCCATCGCTCACGGCGTTGATGTAGATGGCAAATTCATCATTGACTGCACCTTGCAGGACGGCTTCAATCGTAACCGCATGGCCGTTGTTATGGCCCGTGGTGATGTCAGTCATGGACTGCGGAATGATGGTTCCGTTCTTGGCGATGTATATCTTGATTTGATTGCCGTTGCCCTGTGCGAATACCATACTTGCCGATACCCGCAAAGCAGCACTCGTTGTGCCTGTGTAGGTGATGGAGGTGGTGGTCCGTGAAAAGTTGTAGGTCGTCAGCAGTCCCGAATTCATCGCAGTCGTCAACTTGACGGCCTGCCCTTGGGTCGGGGTGAATTCATCGCAGTCGTCAACTTGACGGCCTGCCCTTGGGTCGGGGTGAAGTTCTTCACCTCGTCCAGGTACAGGTTGGCCACGCCCCGCTCTCGGTCCAAGGTTGCGGTATCGGCAAGGTCGTCAAAGAGGCCACCCACACGGGTAGCAGTATTGGCTGCGGCAGCGGTTTCGTTGGTGATGGTAGCGGCAGATGCTACCAACTGGCTGCGTGTTTGTACGCTCATTGGAAGGTTGGGTCAAAGGTTTGGTCAAATATTTCTACATCCGACGCACCGAAGACGGTGTACTGGATGGAATTGGCGTAGGTGTTGAAGGTCAGCGATACTACCTGTACATACGCCAAGCCCGTTTCAACCACCGCAACGGATGCTGCAACCGTGCTACTGGTATCGTAAACTTCATAACGATACGACCCTGTTTCAAGCGACCCCACGGCAATCTGAAATTTGTCATAGCGTTCGGTGTAGTTGGAAAGGTTGTCGGATTTCAGCAGCGTGAAGTCGGTGGTGGCGTTCTTGGCGATGTTGGTGAGCCGCAAGATGTAACGGTCGCCGCTGCTTGCCCGTTGCGTCCAAGTGACGACGATGGTGTTGGTGGTGTTGGGGGATAGGTAAATCACTCTAACCCTAAATGTAGGATCCGCCCGAATTTCACAATTTGCGCCCGATGCTTCGGTAGAGTTCGGCCCTCCGCTCGGCGGTCTTGGTGATGTCAAAGCGTTCACGGACATCTTTGGACAACTGCATGGCAAGGGAGCGAGCGTAGTCGGGTTCGTTCACAAACTTGCGGACCGCCTTGTACCAAGCGTCTTTCTTCCCGTAGGGGATGAGCAGACCGTTGTGGCCGTGGGTAATTATGTCGGTGTAGGGGATGGTTTCGGATGCGATGATAGCCTTGCCCATCCAGCCCGCTTCCACGACCTTCAGTTCGCTTTTGAGGCGGTTGAACTTAGTATCACGCAGCGGTGCAATCGTGGCGTTGATGAAGTTGTAGCCCCCGACATAGGAGTAGATGTCAGCCGCTTGGATGCGTCCGTAATTCTTATTCAAGCCACGGCAGGAGAGCATCCGTTCGTAATCGTCATAGACGGGGTTGCCGTCGTTCCACCCGCCGAGATAGATTTTGTATCTTCCATCCAGCGACTTGTCATGGGCAAGCAGGGAAAACGAATGCTCCACCAAGGCGATGTCCTCTTGGTGCTGCGCCCCTCCAAACCAGCCGATTTTAAACAGGTGCGGTTCGGGTTCTGCGTTAGTGTCGGGGAGGTACTGCTGGTAGGCTTCGTAGGGTTCGTTGGGTAGGATGGTGACGGCCTTATTGAGCAGGCGAATCTTCTGCGCCAAGTGTTCGGTCGTGGTGGTCACATGGTCGGCCAAGCGGATATGCTCACGAATCTGCTCGTCAAGTTTGGTGTCCAGGTAATGCCGATACATGATGTGTCCCGATTCCAGCACCCAGTAGTCGTCAAGGTCCAATATCACCTTCGCCCCAAACGCCGTTAGAGCCTCGTAAACCTTCCGAATTTGTTCCAAGGTACCTTGACACCAAAGACGATTAAATAGCCACACATCAACGGTCTTTAGGTCCTCATCCTTGACATTGGCGATGTTGTCCACGCACACATAGTCAAACTCCGTGAAGTTGTCGCCCAAGTAAGCGTTCGGCATTTCCAATCGGTAGAAGGAACACCCCGTCGGGTGGGCGTTGTAAACGATGCAAATTCTCATGGTTCAAAGGTACAAAAAAAAGGGCCACCCCTTGCGAGATGGCCCAGACCACTAAACCATGCGGGGTATGAGGCCCGCAGGTCAAAGATACTCTACGAACCGCTGATTTGTGCGGTCAGCGCAGAGAATGTTGCTGGCAAGATGTTCAGCATTGCATCGGGTTCCATGCCCGTCAGCGTCATCTCGTAGCCTGAACGGTCACCGAATGCAGTACCCGTTCCAGCAGTTCCAGCGGAGGCTTCCAAGCCATTCGCAGCACCCAACACCCAGTAGCGGCTGTTGTTGTCTTGGACGATGACCAGCAAGCGATTCCGAGCCAAGAGGCGCAGTTCATTCCGCACGGCGGTCTGCAACTTGTTGATTGTAAAGGTTACTTCGGGCGTGTAGAACAAGGTTCCGTTCTCGGTGCTTGCGTTCAAGGTTTCCGTCATGGACGAAGTGGCCTTGGTCAAGTCGTACTCGTAGAATCCCGATGAGAAACCCGTGAAGCCTGTGACCGTTCCGCTTCCGTTGGTGTTCACGGAACCCGTTGGGTTAAAGGCTTGGACAAAGACAGTTTTGATACCGCCGACTGAATCACGGCATCCGAGGGCGTAGCCCGTAGTGAGGGAACAAGACATAGTGTATATTTTATTTTAGGGATGGAACAAAATAACGGGGGGAAGTTTCCCTCCCCCCTTACACTTAGGCCAGTTTGAAGTCAACCATCAAGTCGGGATAGGCGAACTGCACACCTGCTTTGAAGGCGGCCTGGAAGCGGACTTCATCGTTGTCCTTGGAGTACCACAACTCAAAGTTTTCCTCGTCGGAGAGCAAGTCGGTTCCGTAGAAAAGGTTACCAAGGTAAGTTGCGACGATGCGGTTGGTAGAGGTCAAACCTGGGACGGCAACGATGCGGACATTGGTACCAGGGTAGATGATGTCACCATCGGCCAAACCTTGGAGGTCCACTTGGTTGTACATAACACCTGTCTGCGACTTCAACGCTCCAATCAAGGTGCGGAAGTTGTTCCATCCGCAGAAGATGACGAGGTCGGTTTTGGTCAAGATAGCCTGTGGGATATCGTTGTAAACCTTGTCAAAGATGGTGATGACATTGGAAGTCGTGATACCGACGGAAGCCGATACTGGGTTCCAAGTTGTAGAGGAAGCGTTGGCAAGAACGGTAGAACCCGATGCGGCGTTCAGCAACTGGTTTACACCGCTGAAGTAGGAGTTACCCTGCCAAATGGCGGTTTCCAAGGCTTCGGCGATACGCAGAGCCTTCTGCTCGGAGAACGCCTGCTCAAAAGGTACGCCGTCGTATTGGCTACCAGCGGTCAACTGGGACTGCATCCAGTACTGCTCAAGTGAGCGAGGGCAAAGAGCCTCTTGGATTTTCATCACGCCAACGGTGATGTTACGCTGACTGAAGGTCGTGTTGCCTGTTGCAGACCAACCGCACACGGTTCCTGACCCGATGTTTGCATCGGTGTCCATGAGGTTGAGGGCGGCGGCTGACTTGATGCCCACTTGCTTGGTGAACAGGGCAGCAGAGCGAGCGGCGAAGACCGCTTTGGTGATGAGGGGCAGCCTTTGTTGGTCGGTGTAGGCTGAAAGGTTTCCGAAAGAAAATGCCATGATTTTGTTTTTAGGGGGT